TGCTATCACAGGTTTGTGTAACAACACAACAGTATCCTCAATAGAATTTAATACCTGGACAGATTGTACCAAGTCTGGTGCAGCAGCTACTATTCAAGTTACTAATGAAAACATAGAGAAGTTTAATAAAGAAAAATTATATGTAACCTATTTTTGTAACGAGGTAGAACTGGAAAATGCCTAGAAAAAAAACTTTAAAACAAGGTATAGAGGATAACAACTCTATAAGAATATCTTACCACGAAAAAGTTTGTGCAGAAAGAATGAAAACTTTATTCAAAGCAATAGATGAAATGCGTACAGATATAAAAGAATTAAAAAGTGATGTTAATAAAAGTAAAGGTGGCTTCAGAGTATTATTACTCATTGGTGGTGCTATAGCTTCCTTGCTAGGCTTCATCAAATACAATGGCTAGAAGAGTAAAAGCTATTACAGGCTTAACTTCAGAATTAAAAGCACAACTTAGACTTGCTAAAGATCCTAATCTTTTAGTGTTCACACCAGTTGGTGGATTGGGTCCAGTAGATATTGTTACTTTAAATATGACAACAGGTGAGTATACTGCTTATGATGTTAAATCTAAGAACTATAGAAAAGTTGAAAATTATGTTGCAAAAGATGGATATAAAAGAAACCTTAAAGGATCATTTATATGTAGAGGTACAACTAAAGAACAAAAGAAACTTAACGTAAGGATTATATACGAATGAAATTATCAGAAAACTTTACACTACAAGAACTAACTAAATCAGATACAGCAATTAGATTGGGTATACCTAATGAGCCTAACTCTGATCAGATTGCTAAACTACAAAACCTTTGCGAGACTTTGCTTCAACCAGTTAGAGATAAGTTTGGTCCAGTAATTATAACATCTGGATTTCGTAGTGAGCAGCTATGCGTTAAGATAGGTAGCTCAATCAATAGCCAACATAGCAAAGCTGAAGCCGTTGATTTCGAAGTTCCAGGTACAGATAATGCTGATCTTGCTTACTGGATTAAAGATAATATTGAGGGTTGGGATCAAATGATCCTTGAATTTTATACTATTGGTGAGCCTTCTAGTGGATGGGTTCATTGTAGTGTAGCAGATAAACCTAGAAAACAATTCTTGAGAGCTTACAAAGAAGGTGGTAAGACAAAGTACAAACCAATACTAGGAGATATAAGATGTGGTTAAGTGCAATTAAGTTAGCTGTTCAAGCAGGTAGTCATATCTATAAGAACAAGCAGAAAACTAAAATGCTTATGGCAGATGCTCAAATGAACCATGCTCAAAAGATGGCAAGTGGTGAAGCAGAGTATCAAGGTAAGTTATTAGAGAGTAGAAATTCAGACTGGAAAGACGAGTTCATTTTAATTTTGCTAAGTGTGCCAATCGTAATGTTAGGATTTGCAGTATGGTCTGACAATCCTGCTCACATGGAGAAGATGCAGCTCTTCTTTGAATATTTTTCTAACCTACCATTTTGGTATCAATCAATTTTTGTGGGTGTCATTGCAAGTGTTTATGGTTTAAAAGCAACTGATTTAATTAAGAGGAAGTAATGAGTAATCAAGCACCTACAATGTTCGTATCACAATATAGTAAAAAGAAACCTACACTTCTTTCGCAGCAAACAGGTAAGAAGAAAAAGAAAAAGAAATATAAGAAGAAGAAGTAATGGCAAAGCAAAAGTTCACACACTTTATACCTAGAGAGAAACCTAAGAAACGTAAAGGTGTACATACTAAATCTCAAAACAAAAATGCTAAGAGACAAAAGAAGCAGACAAGATACAAGGGTCAAGGAAGATGATTGATAAATTTATTTATAATTTTTTTGGTTTGCTTGACAAACTTACTAATCATTTGGATAGAGTATTTTTTCCAAAGAAGAAGAAAAAGAAATGAAGATAAGTGAGAATACAAATGTCGCTATGCCAGTTAAAAATATGATTGGTATTGTTGTTGCTGTTGCTATGGGTGTGTTTGCATATACAGAAGTTACTGCAAGACTTACATCCCTTGAAACATCAAGAGAATTAATGAACTCTGATCTACTTAAAAAGTCAGAACAAACTACAACTGACAAAGAACAATACTTACTTCTTGAAGATCTATATGAAACTGTAGAAAAGCACCAAGAACTTTTAGATAAAAATATTCACACTCAAGTTATGTTAGATCATATAGAAGCACAGTTAGAAAAAGCGTTAGATGATATTGAGCATTTAAAAGATAAGGTAAGACAAAATGGAACAAGTCATTAGCACAGTTGTGGCTCTTTGTATGTTTGTTGCAGGTGAATTAACTGAACACAGAATACAACCTGCTATGTCAGATTGCCTAAAAGGTAAACGAGTTGCAGAACGAGGAGCAAATGATAATATTGAATATAAATGTGGAAAGGTAGATGCTATATTAGAATCTAATATTGATGGTAGTAAAGCAATTAAAAAAATAATAGAATAAATTATGGCTATCAGAAAAACTACTAAAGGTAAAAACGCAAACTACAGACCAACAAAGTCTGGAGCAGGAATGACAGCTAAAGGTGTAAGAGCATATCGAAGAGCCAATCCTGGAAGTAAATTAAAGACGGCAGTTACCGGTAAAGTTAAAAAAGGATCAAAGGCAGCTAAAAGAAGAAAGTCATATTGCGCTAGATCTCTTGGTCAACTTAAAAGATCTTCTGCTAAAACAAGAAACGATCCTAACTCTAGAATAAGACAAGCTAGAAGAAGATGGAAATGTTAATATGCAAAAAAAAGGATGGAAGAAACCAAAAGTTCAATCATTAGTTTGTGGTTATTGCAAGGAATGCAACAGACAATTAATGAGTGATGAAGGTGGATGGATAGTTACAGCTAAGAGAGAATATTTTTGTCATGATGGCAAAGAAGGTTCTTGCTTTGACAACTACTGTGAGTTAAAAGTTAAACAACATAAGGAGCAATATGAAAAAAGGTTATCACAAAACAGCTACTGGTAAGATCGCAAAGAAGGGTCTTTATTATAATATCAATAAGAAAAAACGATCTGGTAAATCGAATCCAAAATCTAAATCTACAATCTCTGCGAAGGCTTACAAGAATATGAAGTCTGGATTTAAAAAGTAATTTGTTTTAATTCCTCAAACTCTTCCCAGATAGAATTTTCTGGACCCCAATAATTTTTCTTGTCTTGTTTGTTTCTTAATGAGTGAATGATTGTGGTATGATCTTGATTAAATAATCTAGCCATAGAAGATAAGCTAACATTGTAACCTTCATATAATAGATTATAGATTATACTTCTTGCTCGAACTACATCCCTTGTTCTACCTTTACTGAAGATGTCATGTTTGCTTACAGTATATTTCTCACACACTTTATCTACAAGTTTAGATACGACTTCCAAGTTTGCGCTCTTTGTTTTAAAAGTAGTAGCAAATTTAGTTTTATTATTACTATCCATTATTGGTTGTCTTTGCATTAGTTCTGCTGCGTACAGAAATCCTTCTGAAAACCCTACCTCATATAATCTTTCTTCTTGGCTTGTTAAAAGGTAAAATGCTTTTTTAACTTTATAGATAAAGTGATTTTGATTTAATTTATTGATGTGTTTATTATAGTGTATGCTTACATTTATAGTCATAGATCCCCTACGTTTTCCTTTCTTTTTTTTCAACTATTAAGTTAATAACTTAACTTGCCATTAACTTTTCTTTTGTCTGCTCTATTTGCCAAAGTAATTTATAAGAATCTTGTTGATACTTATTTACTCTGTACTTTGCTTCCAGGAACTTCTTGTGTTTCTTCGCTTGAAGATCCTTTAGCTTTTGCAGACGAACTTTGATGTCTTCCATCATGCTCCTTTGCTACTGTTGTAAAATCGTACTTTAAGTTATCGATTTTTACTTCTACAAACTCTCCTCTATTCGAGTTGTTTGCAGCCTTCTTTACATCATCAAAGAGTTCGATCATTTGAAAATGACACTCTCCATTGATAATTCTTTTAAATTTTGTCATACTTATTTAGTTTTTTCAACTTCTTTTTTAATTAAAAAATCTATATACTGTTTAGCTTTTTTAAGATCTTCAATACCATTCTTTCTTTTATATCTAGAAATATATTTAATTACATTGCCTTCACAAAAATCAAAATTATTTTGAATTATAAAATCAATAGGTTCAATCTTATTTGCTATATAGTGTTCTGGTTCTTTTATATTGTCTGTCATATTAAATCCTTTTTTAAGCAAGGTGGGGAAAACGGAAAGGGAAAAAAAACCCCACCCTGCTAGATACCCTTTAGCCTAAGTTAAAAGGTATATTCGTTATTACCACCATCATTAGCTTTTGCAAAGCTATTATTCGCAGGTTTACCTGCTCCACTTGGTGTTAAAATTACTGTCAACTCACCTTCCTTGACATTGCCGTCTTGATCTTTAGACGGAAAGGCAGCCTGGTTATACCACTTACCATTTATGTTTACACCAATGGTCCAGTTCTTATCTGGGTGCTTCATATTTTTTGGACCCACATAGACAGGAAGTTTATCTGTTGGAGACTTCCAATCTTTATTCTTGGTTAGGTTGATGTATATCTTGTCGGATTGATTATCCATGTTTACTCCTTGGTTATATCAACTACTGTTGATTATTGTTTAGTTTGACTTCATGCGCAGCAGAACGATCTCTGATCTGTTCGTATGCTTTGAAGTTATTAGTTTTAAGATGACCAACAACTGATCTAACTTGGCTCTTAACTACTGATAATTGTTTAGTAGTTTTAGTTTGTTCGATCCTTTTGATGATCTCTTCTACATCCACTTCATCATCCATGTATGTAGGTTCTGAAGATTGCTCTACAGAATTTTGTTGAAATGGTTTAGCATTGTAACCATCTTCTAAATCCATTCCTGTCTTTAAGTTTAGCGCATTCAAGAACGCATACTTTCTACTGTATGACATTGCTTGACCTGTTCCGTACTTATCTAATCCACCCATAGCAGTACATCCATCGATCACAATAAAACTTTTTGGATCATCGATGTCAGTTATTCTCATAGTGCAAGTAACAACTACATATCTATCTGTAATGTCTGTTACATAATTGCAGGTTGGATATAAACCATTTTCTAAAAAAGCTGCCATTGCCACTCTTTGCACATCATCATGCAATAGTGGACTAAAAGGTGCGCCATTCTTATTTCCTTTTTTTACACCACTTGCTTTATTACAAGCATTGTAAAGTTTCTTGTGTATATTACTCATATTGTTTCCCTTCATTTGATATACGTTTGTTTCACTACTCATATTTTATTCCCCATAGTTTGGTTATTAATTGTTTTTGTTCATCTGCTAAATCTTTGTAGTAAAAGAAATGATTAAGATCCGGTGGCTCCATCATCAAAGCTAACTTCTCAATGTTGCCTTCACAAAACATAATCATCTTCTCCCACAATAAAATCTTATCAATCATTTTATTGTAAAGATATTGCAAATGGTCTGCCTTCATTAACTCATGGCTTTTATCAAAAATGACATAATCTTTATCATTAACATATACCAAGTAAGGTATCTTTTTTGTTGCCATGTAGTAGAACGAAGTTTGTGTAAGGTTTTCTATTGTTGGTTCACTAGGTAATTCTTGAGTGATCATGTTCCACTCTTCTTTACCTTTAACCTTCCTTAAATTAGGTGGTTTAGTTTTTAATTCTATAAATTTTGTTTTAGTCTCATAATCAATACGACCAATGACAGGCTTAATCATATCAAATTCTTTTAGTTCAACATATCTTTCGCAAACTAATTTATCTTTTTCAACAATCTGCTGCACAACTTTTTTTGTAATTGGAATACAATCTTCTGCAAACTTAATCATCGCTTCTCTGCCATACTTATCTTTTGCGTCAACCGGTGGGTTTGCATTTATGTTTTCTTTTTCTTGATCGAAACAAACTTTATAATCTCGATCCCATTCTGTCTCTTTGATTGTCTTTGATTTATAAATTACATCTGCAATTTGTTTCTGGACCACATTGTTTACTAGGTTACCAAAATTTGCTTTGTATCTAAATGGAAACTTCCTTCTAACTTCTTGAGGGAAACTGTAACCAATAATATTTTTTGAAAAAGGTGTACTAGTAGATGAGTAAGACCAATGATCTAATCCTTCTCCACCATTAAATATTGAAAATGCTTTTTTTATTTTTT